ACAACTACAACTACTACCCTACCGCCACCGCCTATAGTTTATGAGCCACCACCGCCACCCGAACCAGTAACTATTATTGTAATTTTAGATAATGGAGAGGAAGCAGAGTATGAAGAATATGAAGTAGAAGATGGTACAGCTGACAGAGATAACGAACGCAAAAAGAATTACGATTTATATGGTGTTGAATTAACAGATGCACAAATTGAAAGAGGAGATTTAGAACTATATGACATACAAAAAGAAGATTTGGAAGAAGTCACAGAAGAGCTTCCTAATGATGATTTTATATATGACGATTTGGAAGATGAATATGTTGAGGAAGAATACATTGAACTTACTGAAGAAGAAATACTTGAGCTTGAGAAACAAGTTGAAATTGAACTTAAAGAACTTGAAGAAGAATCTATTATTTTGGTGGACTCTGCGGAAATAATACAAGACTTAAAACTTGAAGGCGATGACTTACAAGATTTTATAGACACAATACAGGAGTTGGAAGAAATAGATTTTGAAGAAGAATTTGCAATAGAAGAAGAAGAATTTGTTATAGAAGAAATAATATTAGAAGATATAATATTAGAAGATGATATACAAATTAAAGAAGATGATATTTTTATTGAAACAGAAGAAGAACGCGATGATATGGCGCTTGAGATGGAAGATACATTTATTGAAGACGAAGTTGAAGTAGTAAAAGAAATTGTTTTAACTGAAGAAGAAATAACTGAAGAAATTTCACAAGTAGAAGACATTGTGCAAATTGAATTAGAAATAGTAACTGTAGAAGAGATAGAAGAGTTTACAGAAGAGGAGTTAGTAGAGTATGAAGAAGCTAAAGAAGCAGCAATACAAGAATATGTACAAGACCTTAGCACCGAAGAAAAAACAGAATTAATAGAAGAAGTTAATGATGCAGGTGTAGAAAACCTTGACCAAGCATCAAAAGAAGTACAAGAAGTAGTACAAGCAGTTGTTGTAGCAGCTGTAGAAGAAGTAGAAGAACTTACTGAAGAACAAGTAGAAATAGTTAGTGAAGTTTTAAATGTTGAAACTGATGACGTTGCTATTTATGCAGGAGCTGCAAAAACTGAAGAAGCTATAGAAGTTGCTGTAGAAGAATTTGTTGCCCGTGCCGTAGAGAATAAGAATGTAGAAGATTATTCTTTAGCAGACGTTGTATCTGAAATAAACGTTGAAATCTTTCTCGAGAATCCAATTAGTGATATGATAGATGTTGACTTTAGTACTATCCAAATATCAACTTTGGGTGCAGATATGGCGGCATCTCAAAAAGAAAAAGTCAAAGAAGTATTTGCGCCAGTCATTTTGACACAAATGTTAAGCGCATCATCTTTAAGGAGAAGATTTGATATTTAAAAAAGTTATTGATTATATTTGGGATGCAATTAAAGAAACTATTGCTTTAAGTTGGACTCTTTCGGGTCTTTTCATCGGGTATTTTACACTTTCGGGAAGCGCAAAAGACATAACTGGACTTGCAATTGTGATAACATTAACTATATGGCTAGCTACATTAAAGCTAAGAACATAATAAGAAAGGGTTTAAAATGTCTGACGAATGTTGTGGCGGCGGATGCTGCGGAACTAAATAATGGCTATAGAGTACAGAGGACAAAAGTTTAGCGGCTATAACAAGCCTAAACGTACTCCTAGTCATAAAACAAAGTCACACGCAGTGTTAGCTAAGAGCGGAGATAAAGTTAAACTAATCCGCTTTGGACAACAAGGCGTTAAAGGTGCTGGTAAAAATCCTTCTAGTAAATCACAGAAAGCTAGAAAAGCTTCTTTTAAAGCACGTCATGCAAAAAATATAGCTAAAGGAAAAATGTCTGCTGCTTATTGGGCAAACAAGACTAAATGGTAGTACACACTATATTGTGTAATTGATAACAACGACCACTCGATATGGTATCATATTGATTAATGTATGAAGTAATAAGCCGTGAGACAGCTGGTCTTTTTGACACGCAAGGTAATACTGCTATTAATCAAACCTATATAAAGGGTTTATCCGTACATTACACAGGAGCTGCGATTATGCCATCTATGAAATCCATAGATGATGTATTTACTTATCTGACTAACTTACAGAATGTTTACGTAAACATGAATGGTTTTGTCGACATACCTTATTCTTTTGCAATAAGTAATGTTACTAACGAGATAGTTGAGTTAAGAGGATTTGGAATACAGTCAGAACATCATCATAATAACCAATTAAACGATACATTTATGTCTGTTTTATGGTTGGGCGGAGTAAGGGATGTTCCTAACGATAATGCTAAGGATGCTTTAGAACGTTTAGTTGATATTATATCTGAACGTTATGACAGAAAAATCTTAGTTTTAGCAGATGATTGCGGTAAACCTATGTACGAGTTTATAACAAGTACAGAACCTAAATGGATAACACCAAGAAGGAAGGTAAGACAGTGGTCAAAAAAGAAAATAATTACAAAGAAGACATAGACGCTTTCGCAGCAGAAAAAGTTAAAGCTGTTGTTTGGAAAACACCCGAAGGTATAGAGCAATTAAATAGCGTCATTGCTTACAAAAAAGATAATCCAAGCATTCCAACTAATACATTGGTTGCTTTTTTAAAAGATAAATGCGGATGGGATTATACGAACAGATATATATTTGACATTATTGTGACAGAAATGGAAAAACAAAATGACAAGTAGCCTTGATAAATTTGTTGAAGAACATGAAGACGACCGTAAATTAGAAGACTTAAAGAAAACTATAACACGTTTACATAAGCAGTTAGATAAAGAACGTGACAAGACGGTCATGTTACAAGAGACAGTAACAAGTGCAGTCAAAGATAGTATCGCAGATATTGATATACCTAAAGTTAAAACGCCAAAGAAAGATACTAGAAAAAAAGGCGAAGAAGTAGCTGTAGCTGTATTAAGTGACTGGCAGTTAGGTAAGATAACAAAGACATACAACTCTGAAATAGCTGCTGAACGAGTTAAAATATATGCAGACAAAGTTGTTGAACTAACAAACATACAACGTGCTAGTCATCCAGTAAAGAAAGTTCATGTATGGGCTTTAGGAGACTTAATAGAAGGTACTGATATATTTGCGGGTCAACAATGGCTAGTAGATTCGGGTTTATATAGACAAATATTTAAAAACGGCGCAACAATGCTTGCAGAGTTTTTGAGACACATGTTAGCAAACTTTGACGAAGTACACTTTGCTGGAGTTATTGGTAATCACGGAAGACTTGGTAGATTTGGTCAACACCATTATGAAGATAACGGAGATAGGTTTCTTTATGAAACTGTACGCCTTATCCTTGCCGATGAAAAAAGGATTACTTGGGATATACCCGAAGGTTCTGACGGAGATAGAGCATGGTACACTATCGACCGCATAGGTAATTACAGCTGCATGCTTATACATGGAGACCAAATTAGAGGGTCACTTGGTATACCGTTCTATGGAGTTCGCAAAAAGGTATTAGGATGGAAAGCAGCGGCAATGGACGGGCAGATGCCCGACTTCAAAGACTTAGCCTTTGGACATTGGCATCAGCTTTACCAACAAGAGTTTAACGGTATAACAGTTAGGTGTTCGGGTTCAACTGAATCATCTAATCATTATGCGTTAGAAGCACTAGCGGCACAAGGTAGACCAACACAAAGATTAATGTTTGTCCACCCCGAAAAAGGATGTACTACAGTAGAATATCCAGCGGTCAGATTAGACGATAACGAAAAGGAGTAATTATGACAGCATCAATTTATTGGAAGAATGCCTTAATTAGAGCTGCGAGAACTTTTATACAAGGTTTTCTCGGTGGATTATCAGCAAACTTGTTAATAGGAAACGAAGCAGAAATGCTATACGCAGCCTTTATGGGTGGCGCAGCTTCTGCTATTTCTTTATTGCAGAATGCTATAGAAGATAGTCCAAACAAATGGGGTAACACTATACCTAAAGGATAGTGAATGTCTTTATACGCAAGAAAAAAGGGCATTAAAGGTCGTAAGCCAAAAAAAAATTACGATGAACGTATATGTCAAAAAGAAACTTGTGATATAAAGTTATCAATATACAATAAAAAGAAATTTTGTTATACTCATACTAAGCCAGTAAAGCGCTGGTCTAAATAATAAAAGAAAGTAAA